TATTGTTCGTCGTATTTTTGACTGAATTCAAGAAGAACCAAATCTCTCCTTTTCCCTAATGAAACGGGTACATGAGCAGACTTGAATTCCTACGAAAAGCACCGTCCTGTTGTTGCGTCCTACGGGCAAAACCCAACGCACAACCCATTCTCTTTTATCCGTTAAGGAGATCCTAAGGGATCCCTTATGAAGGCGAGGATCCTAAGATCCCGACCAACGGTTGAGCCATGAATGTTGCACTAGCAAATAGGCAACAGGCACTTTGACATCTTTTCTCCTTACTCCCCTCAAACCCCGCAGGGAAACAAGCGCTAAGCAGACACCAACCATAGGTCGACTATCACATAAGTGAGTGAGGTCTGCAATTGTTTTTTTCTCTTGTTTGAGGATTCGGACTGAATTCTATTATTCCAGTTAACTTCTGGTCCCGCATTTCCTATTTTCAGTCATAGGCGCGTAGAAGTTTTGTCGTGTGTGTAGATGTATCTACATTATGCAACAAGGAGTCCTGGACTCCATGGCTTGAGGTGTCAACTCCTCTTCCTCCACTGGAACGATATCCAAGTCCCAAGGACTTGTTTGGATAATTCGCCACAGATGGGCATTAGCTGACAAAGCGTCGTTATGCATCTTCTCAGATGTGTCACCCTCGTAGAGCTCTTCAAGCTCCTTAGTAAACAGGGTTTCAATTGTGCAGAGTTTATAAACTCTAGAATAAACATCCTCAATCTTTTCAATTCCGTTTGAACGGGTATAGATGAGTGAATGATCACAATCATATTCATAAGGTCTAAGTCTCGACAAGACATGCTTGTGCATCTTCCACTGGGAGACTGTAGATAAGTTGCAAGATTCGCCTTTCGACAACCAATACTTCTTAATAACAGCAACACCGTAGCGGTCTTGTAGACTTCTCCGACCCTGGGGCACAAGACCCCGCCCTCCGGCCCAGTATGGGATGAACCAAGGGATCGACGCATGTCGAGGATTACTCAACACATCATGATGGATTCCTAAGAATCTCTTCGTCACATTTTCCCACCGTTCAGGTGGACATGTCGCATTTAACATCTGGTGCATAGTTCCGAGAGTGTTTGCTAACTCACAATTTCGAACGTTATCTCCTCCAGAGCTCCTCTGCATTCCGTAGAGCAAGCCAAGGTTTATGTACTTTCTCTCAACCCAGCAAGATCGCTGTGAAAAGAAAGTCATTCCTGTCAGAGAGTCGTTAGACTCTACTGAAAAAGGATCTGACAACCACACCCTTGCAGGGTGATAGTCATACAAAACCGAGTTGATAACCGCAAACTTATTTGAAAAATAAGTCTTCCCAACCGAAGAGGAAAGCCCCCCAAAAGCGGTGACTTTCTCCCAAATACGAGCAAGACAAGTCTTGTCTCCCACGAAAACACAGTCGTCTCCATTGATCCGGAGAGGGGCGATCTTCACGCCTTTTGTTTTCACAATACTATATACGCGCCCATTGGCCTCCTCGAGGCTCCAACGACACATAGCCGCATTTGCGATGCAAAGTATCGGAAAACTGGTGATAGATCCCATTAACTGTCCTTCTTGTTGAGGGATTGGGTCTTCAGTTGTTCCAAAATTATGGCGGGTTAACGAACGTATAAACATTTCTTCAAGGACTTCAGGGAAGAAGCCGTTCAAACGAAGAATCTCGGAGATTTCTCTTACGATAGTCTCTGAAACCCACGAATGGAGGTTATCGGTCGAGGCTTTGTAGTCTCCTGACACGATAACATCGGTCGAAGGATTAAAGTCTTTAAGACATTTTGATATAATCCCTTCGGTAACAGGCGTACCAATTAACTCGAAAACTTCATGTTTCTTCAGAGTTCTCCACAAAAACTGTTGGAGTGGTTTTAGCGCCGTGTATAACATTGGAGGTCCCTTCGATATAACTCGAATTTTAAGGGCTTCCGCCAACCCGACCGGTGAGACAAGAGGATCCTCATCTACCGCTCTCTTGAAAATCCGCCAATACAGCTTACGCCATCTCGCGGTGAATCGTTCTACATTTACATAGACTCCTAGAGTCTTCTTCCATTCATTATCATTTTCTAGCCACATATTGTCTAGAACGGCTTGTTCAGCCCTTCCTACAGGTCCATATGTTCGAGTTTCCTCATGGCCGATGTCGATGACATCCCAGTTGAAGGTTAAGAGTTCTTCTCTCAACATATCCGACATTAGCTCAAAATAAATTGCGCCAACCGCCCCGCCTTTACTCCTACTATTAATGTAGTTCGCCGAAGTACTCGGAAAAAAAGGTTCGGTTAGGTCACTTATGGTGAAGTTAGACTTCTCGAATAGCTCTCGGACAGTACGTCTGAGTTGGCTCTCCATAGTGATGCGGTCAAGGAAAAATGAATTATCGCCTCGGGTCTTGATCTCCTCGAGTGCGGGCAAAGGGTCAGGAGTCCTAGTTAACGCCTTAATCATCTTGGCTTCCGCCTCCTTGATTAGGAAATCACCAGCTCTTGGCATACCCTTCTTGCTCATTAGAATAGAATATGACAAACTTTCACGTTCAGCTTTATCAAGCTTTGTACGAACATGTCGGTTATAAATACCACCTAAAACTTTCCCCGGTACGTTTTCCGGGTCCCACCCTTTTGGGGCTTCTGGGATAGGCTGGTTATGGTCATATGCGAACTTGGCTGTAGTTTTATACTTCATGTAAGGGATCCAAGATCCCGGGCCTTGTTCTACAACGTAGATTAGTATCGATTCAATGGCTTTTTGAGCCGCCCTGATGTAATTATTCTGTTTACCAGGGTTCTTGCACTTGATGCCAAAGCAATGGTAAACTTCCATTATAGCTTTAATGCATTCGATACATTTTACACACTCCTCCTCTCCTATTAATGGTTGATAGCGAGCTTTTAAGCCGCAGATCATTAAATTAAATTGTTTAGGAAAAGAAGGAAGTCTAGGTATGGCCCTAGTGCCGTGCCTCCCCTTACCATTGTAAAGGTCAGGTCTTTCCCAACACTTGGTGTGCATCCAAGCATCAGGTGTTGGAGAAGAATCTCCAACGGGTGTAGCAACAACGGAATCATTCTGTTTGTCGTTGCCCCCCTGGAGAGTCTCTTCTAAAAGACTCCCCTTCCAGTACATATCTTTAGATAACATAGTTTCTATTTTGTTTAGAT